GTCATAGTCATGTCTTACTGACCCATCTGCGCTATCGCCATTGCATACAGCTTGTAAACTGCTACTGCAATTAACAACACAGTGATTGAAAAGACAATCAGGGTAGGCCACGTCAAGCCATAAATTTTTCGCATTTCTTGCACAACTTTGTCTAGCATACTATCCTTCCTGTTCATTTCTGCGAGGGCATATCAGTAACTTGGGCCGTAGGGCATTGCCGGGTTTGGAAAATAAACATCTCCTGAAGCCATGACTGAAGTTGCTGGAAACATTATCGCACTGTCACGGGTCCGATCTTGGGACTTCTTTGAATCAAGCAAAGACTTCTCCCACAATGCAACTGCGTCGATATGCTTCTGGCGAATTTTCGGGTCCGGCGACATGCCATAGAAATGGGCAACCATTCCTTCCATGAAAGACAGCGCATAGTCATCCGGGATAGGTTCAATCGTCTGAGATAGAGCCGTAAACATCGGAGGCCGCATCTGCCAAATTGGAAAGATTTGATAAGGCACGCCGGTCTGCGGAGGCAGCGGAGAAAGTCTGAATCCAAAATTGTTAGGGTTGATGGCAGTCCACTTGCATGAGCCGTCTATAGCCACAGTAGGCGTAACACTGGGCTTGTCGAAGGAAGGAAAGACAACTGTGGAAGGCCATGAAGGATCAGCCGGACCAAGTACACCGGTTGTTCCAAAAGTAGTCAACATCCACAAATTGCCGTTGTTGTCCCGAATTTGAAGCCAAGGATTAGCAGGGGTGATTAGCACACCGACAGGGGAGGCAATAACCTGTAGAGGCTGCGGGTTCATAGTATTACCCGTGCCTTCTCCGCTAGCACCCCATGTCGCGTACTGAAGGTCCCTATTCAGCATGACGCCGAGTTGACCGGGCCGACCGTACTGGTGGGTTGTCTCAGAGATATTCTGCGCCACTTCCAAGGGCCAGATCGGGCGAGGATTCGCTGTGTTGTTGATCTCTAGCAGGTAGCCGTCTTGAAGGAAGGCCACATCAACTAGATTTGTGGCGTAGTCTTGTTGCCACGAGTTCGTAATGCCAATGGGAAAGATTTTTCGATTGAAGGACCACTTCAACGCTGAGGAAAGGAACTTCTTCATGACAGCGTTAGCGGTGAGTAGAACACGCTTGACTGAGTAGCCAGAAACCGGAATGACGCTGTTTAGGTCAGCAAGGCTCTGGCAGTAGTCCAAGCAATCTTGAAGTCGCGTAGTGCTATTGCCCATGGTGCTCCTGCCTGCGAAGATCATAAGGGAGGCCACTCACGTAGCCCCCTCTAACCCCATGCTCTTCACATGGGGGGCTGTAGTAAGGCAATCACGCAGCGACAGGAGTGAGTGTGCCCGAGGCTACCGCGACCGTGTTTCCACGAGCGTCGGTAAACTTGAACAGCACAGGAACAGGACCCCGTAGGCCCCTGTGAGGGAGCTTCTTAATGCGAGCGAACTCCACCGGGTCATCTGCCTGAGCAACCGTCTTTTCGCAACGGATGCATCGGTAGCTTTGCTTACCAAGGCTGTCAGTCTCTAATTGGAAAGTAGTCTGAACGCCTTCACCTTGATACAGCCCCTCAAGACCTTCTCCACCCTGTGAGTGATTGCACCACTCCTGTTTTCGCGCCTCGTTCTCACGCCGTCTGGCGTCAGATTCAAGGGCGTTTTGCAACTTGACGCGCAACGCCTCCCGGCGCTGCTTCGATTCTGCATTGCGTGCCTTCAAATCTTCCAGTTCAAGCATCTGCGCTTCCAACTTCGCTTTTGCCAATTCTTTCTCAAGTTGCGCAGATTCAATTGCCAACTGGTCGATCTGGTCTTGCGCGGTCACAGAAATATTTTTCTCTGTAGCCATAATACTCTCCTCTCCCGCCATTCTGCGGGTACTTTCAGATTTTAACTACGCTCCCGGAGGAGCATTAACTGCTTCTTCCATTGATGATTGAAACACATCGTCTGGTATCCGTCTGGATAGCCAGCACGACGCAATTTTCTATAAAAAATAACTCCACCGTTACAACCACCACTTTTACGATGCTGCGTCCCTCCACCGTTAATATGGTCAAGAGACAACATATCTACGTCGTCAACGGTGCATCCGGGCCAGACACAGTTAGGAGTATTATTTACCCCATAATGTGCAAGAACTTCGACTTTCAACATTTCCTGTTGTTCTTTACGGCGCTTCTTACATTCTGGAAAATTGCGGTATGTTTTTTCCCATTCCGCCGTTCTTCTTCCATTTACATATTTTTGCATAGTATTCTCCCTAGAAGAATTGTGATGGGGCGAAGTCTAGGGCAACGCCCCATTCACTCTGCATCAATCAAGCCAAGACCTGCATGGCCATGCTAGCCTTGGTTTGGGAACTCACGAATGGCCATTCGTTTATTCCAAGATTTTGAGCTGGTGAGTTTAGCTCAATGAAGAAGTCGCGTCGATGAATCGCAGACGACCCGTAGTGTCAGGAGGCAAAGTAAACACAACCTTGACGTTATAGGAAGTCCACCCACCGATCACGCGGGTCGGGTCCCCGACCGTAGGCTCTGTCGGCTTCATGATCCAAATCTTCATGTTGGACCAATCGCCTTCGCCGATCTGAGCGTTTTCCTTAACGCCCAAGCTGATCCCGACGATAGCTTGATGGCCGAAAAGGTACGTACGGTACGCGGTCAAAGCGCCAGAGGCGTAGTCCGCTGTTTGCTTGACGAGAGGCGACTCGTAGAATCGCATTCCGCCAAACTCAAGCACGGGCACAACATGGTCCTTGCCGTCTCCGCCGGGCAGTTCCAACAGGCGGTCCAGCCCTTCAGTGGTGTGCTTGTAGATGTCAACCAATCCTTGCGCTGAGGCGTCGTTCAAGGTATCCCCAATCGCTAGCGGAGTGATGACTCCCACGAAGCGGTTCGCTGCCTTATCAAAAGGCAACACGGAGCGTTGACGCAGTTCTTGCGTAATCGCTGTCAGGTCGGTACGCTGTAGAGGCGATCCCGAAGCCTTTGGCTGATACACAGTGCTGTCGATGGCGCTCGCGCCGTCCGCGACATTGCGGACCAATGTGCTGATGGTACCGGCCAATCGGTAAGCCATCTCGCGTTCCAAGTTCTCAACGCAAGGGTCGATTGCGGTCTCAAGAGCGTAGTCTGACACGTTAACATACAAATTTGTTTAGGCCCTCTTTGTTTCCAAAGGGACGCTCTGCATATCACTATGCAGTTCGGACCATATCTTCACAACTTACTTACGTTGTGTTCTACGTATGGCCTCTGGGGATTCTCATCTTGATGGTTAGCTTTATAACAACGCTCAACAAGCCCTTGTCGTTCTTCGGGACATCGAGTTCCACTTAATCTAACGAACTCTAATGCCGCCTTAGCCTGTTCTTTTTTAAGCAGCAAATAAGGAATAATTCCAAGTAAAAATCTTTCCCTATTTTTAGAACCAGAAATCACCCAAACATAAAGAGTTTTCGATGTTGGATTTTTTTTCTGGTAACCGCCATTATTTTGGTAATAGTTGCCACCAAAATTTTGCACGAGCCAACGCATCAACTTCAACGAGGTATTTGCAATATGAATACACAGCTTAAAATCTAAAACAGCCTTTCCTTTTTTACATCTGTATATTCCTATTGTTCCTTCACCGTCCAGTATGCCCGCAGCATAACAGTACGCGTTGCGTTCCATGATGAGTCTTTCCTCCGTCTCTGCTTTCCTTTCAAAAGCCGTTGACGGATATAGTAGAATTTAACGCCAACAATGTTATTTATCGGCGTACTGCCCGATCACGGCGCTGTCAGTTGACACAGCCGGAGCCTTACCAGAGGTTACCGTACCTTCCGAGGCCGTGGAAGTCGTGAAGGCAACTCCCAATCCCGGAGCATACATGTACAGCCGATGGTTTTGGCCAGACTGCGGAGGCAATTCCCGGCGCTCAACACAACGGTAGAACGGGGTTAATTGCTTCAAGTTCTGAATGAAGTCCCGGTCAAAGTAAGTCGCTTGCGCTTGAGGCAAATTGCTTACCAGACCGGAAGTGGGTGAATAGCTACCCATGGTGATGTTCTCTCAAACCACGTTTTTCGTGGTTACGAAGTGCGTCTGAGGTTAATCTTGTTCAAGCGATCCGCGAAGT